CAATGCGCGGTGGCTTTTTTCATTGGCCCGTTCGGAGCAATCCGCGCGGGCTTTTTCCATTTCGGACCCATCCGACAACTGGGACGGAGAGCAAGTGAGCGAACGACAAAGCCTGGACGAAATCAGACCCGGTGACATGGATGCGCTGTCCGCAGCGCTTCTGGCCCAAGGAGTCGACCGAGAGGACGACACCGAGGACGAAGCCGACCCTGACCAACCACAAACCAAGGACGTACCCAAGCCGCAAGCGGCAAAGGATGGTGCGACGTCCGGCACCGAGGCTGAGCCCAAGCCCACTGGGATCTTGAGCAAGGACGGCAAGAACGTCATCCCGTATGGCGTTTTGGAAGGCGAACGGCAGCAACGCCGGCAGCTGCAGGCGCGAGCCGAGGCGGCCGAGGCTGAGCTGGCCAGGCGCACGCAACAGGGCGATGAGCCCGACGTCGCGGCGCTTCAGCAACTGATCGGCAACTTCACCGCCGAGGAAGTCGAGGCCATGGCTTCGGACTTCCCGGCGATGAAGAAGATGCACGAAATCCTCACCGCCACCGTGAAGGCGCTCCCGAAACTGACCGCCCAGCGCGGCCAGGCCACGGAGCCCGCAACGGGCGATGAGGCGGCCGATCAGGAGGCAATCGCAAGGGAGGAGGCCCGGTCCGCGGCGCAAGCCGTGATCGACCAGTTGCCCCTCCTGAAGGAATGGCAAGGCAAAGGCGGTGACGCCTGGGCCGACGCCATCTCCATGGACAAGGAACTTGCGGCGCACCCGCGCTGGAAGGACCGGACTCTCTTGGAGCGATCTGCCGAAGTGCAGCGCCGTGTTGCCGCCGACCTTGGGCTCGAGATCCCCTCTCCGCAGAAGCAGACCTCAACCCGCAAGGCTGCACCGACGCCGACACCCACGGGTGATGACCCCGAAACCTTGTCCTCGCTGAGCGGCCGCATGCCGTCCAACGCGCAGGATGAGACGCGGGGCCTGAGCTCGAGGGAGTTGCGCGGCCGGTACGACCGCATGAGTTCAGACCAGATCGCTGAAGACCTGGCGCGGCTCGAGCGGGCTGACTACTAGCCCTCAACCCACACCATTTGTAGGAGCCCGAAATGGCCCAAACCAACATTCCGCAGGGGTCAGTCCTTGCGCGGAAAGAGTACTCCGTTGCGCTCGTCTCGCAGTCGCTGCGCGCCCCCACCAACCGCCGTCGCCTCATGGGCCCCGCCCCGCAGATGAGCGACCTGAAGAAGACCATGAAGGTGCAGTCGGATCCCGGCATGCCTTTCGTGGAAGTGACCGACCTGACCAAGGCCGCTGGCGACACCGTCTCGGTGGATGCCTTCAACGTCACCACCGGCAAGCCCATCATGGGCGATCGGAACGCGGAAGGCCTGGCCGTGCCGCTGTCCCCGATGTCGATGGACGTAAAGATCAACAACTCCACCTGGGGTGTTGACGCCGGCGGCAAGATGAGCCAGAAGCGCACCAAGCACGATCTGCGCATGGTCGCCATGGCCCACCACGCCAGCTACTGGCCTTCGCTGCTGTGGCAGCGTTCGCTGGTTCACGCTGCAGGCCTGCGCGGCGTGCAGGGCGGCCAGTCCTGGAAGGTTCCTCTCGCGACTGACCCGGATTTCTCTGAAATCATGGTCAACCCGCTGAAGGCACCGACCTACAACCGCCACTATGTGGCCAGCGGCACCACGCTGGTTCGCGGAGGCGCGCAGCTGGCCTCGATGGTCACGACCGACAAGTTCAAGCTCTCGCACCTGGACGAAATCGCGTGGCGCCTGAAGTCGGCCGACACCAAGATCCAGCAGGTCACCATCAAGGACGACCCCGCGGCCTACGACTCTCCCATCCTTGGCATCCTGATGCTCGGGCCGGGCGCGTACAAGTCTCTGCTGACCGACCTGACCGCCAACAACAACATCCGTGCCTTTCAGCAGGCCGCCTGGAACCGTGCTTCGTACGGCTCCAAGCACCCGCTGTTTATGGGTGAAGTCGGAATGTGGAACGGCGTGCTGGTTCGCGAGATGGACTTCTCCATCCTGATGAACCCGGGTGACACGCCGAACATCGTGACCGTGGGCAACCGCCTGACGGCAACGGAAACCACGGTGACGGTCAACACGCTGGATGCTAGCACGCAGGTCGAGCGCTCCCTCCTTCTGGGTGCGCAAGGCATGGCAGTCTGCTACGGCAACACGGCCAGCGACGACGTCGGCGCGATGTACGAGTACTGGTACAACCTGCAGCGCAACTGCTCGGTCTTTGCCGAGTTCATGGGCGGCGAGGCCAAGCTGCGCTACTCGTTCATCAACGAGAACGGCGACCCGGAGCCCACCGACAACGGGATCATCGCCATCGACTCGGCTGTGCCGATCGCGACCTGATCCTGGTCAACCGTGAGGGGGGCTTCGGCCCCTCTCTTGTTCCTCTACTTTCTGAACATGGAGGGTCATCATGACCACCTACACCGATACCAATGCGCTGGCGCCGCGGTTTTCCGATGGCAAAGGCAATGCTTACTGCGACGACGGCTCGGCGGCAACGCCGTCCACCTTCACCACGACCGACAAAGCGCGCCTGGTGCGCATCCCGGCCGGCACCCGCGTCACGGAAATCGCGATTCGGAACACCGACCTGGACACCGCAACGACCATCACGGCCAACTTCGGCTATGAGGCGGCCACCTCCGGCTCGAGCCTGACCGCATCGACCACCTACTTCGGATCGGCTCTGACGATCCTGCAGTCGGCTGGCCGCTCTGTCCTGGCCTTCGATCCGATCACCTTCGACGAAGACGTCTGGCTGACCTGCATCCCGCAGGCTGGCCCCGCCACCACGGCCGGCACGATCAAGGCGATCGTTCTGGGCAAGGTCGTCGGCGTCAAGTAAACCAGTCTCCTCCTGGGCACTCGCAGTGCCATTTCGGGCGGGCTCCTTCGGGGGCCCGCTCTCTTTTCGGGGACCAACATGGCCAAACCACCCAAGAACATCCCGCCTCCGCTGGACATCGAGCTGCCCGCCATCGTGCCGGCAGCCATCGAGCCGGCGGCCGCAAAGATCCTGGAGAAGACGCAGGTCTTCTTCAACCGCAGCATGCGTGACCCGGATGGCGATGACGGCGACGTCGCATCGCGTCCCGGCACCCTGGCGTCTCCGCCTGGCGTTGTGCATCGCCCTGACATGGCAACCATCTACGGCGCTCGCCGTACTCAAGGGAGCTGATCATGCCGACCCTGACCGCACAGAAGATCGTCGACCGCGCGTGGATCATCCTGCAGGACATCGTGAGCGGGACCGGCGTGCGCTGGCCCTCGACAGAGCAACTCCTCTGGTTCAACGATGGCCAGCGCGAGATCGTGATGAACCTGCCTTCGGCCTACGTCAAGATGGCCAGGCCGACGACGTTGCCTGGAACGCGGCAGGATCTGGCGGGCCTGGGCCTGAATGACGGCATCCAGCCGATCAAGGTCGTGCGCAACATCCTGGCCGATGGGCTGACCCCGGGCCGGGCAATCACCGTCAAGCCGCAGCTCTGGCTTGACGAGCAAAAGCCGAACTGGCACTCCGACACTGCAGCGCCGGCTGTTCACTACTTCTTCGACCCGGCAGAGCCAAAGGCCTTCTACCTCTGGCCGCCGGCATCGGGCACCGCGAAGATCGAGGTGATCTATTCGGCATCGCCTCCGGAGGTCACAGACCTTGCGGCCGTGATGACGCTGGACGACATCTACGCCAACGCGCTGCAGTACTACCTGCTGTTCAGGTCCTTCGCCAAGAACGCGACCTACACCAAGAACCCGCAGCTCGCCACGCAGTACTACCAGCTGTTCCTGCAGTCGCTGGGCATCAAGGATGCGCGCGTCAAGGCGCTGGACGCCAACCAGCAAATGATGGCTGACGGCGCTGGCGTGGCCGGGCCCGGGTCCAACTGATGCTGCTGTCGGCCTGGTCTGAGTTCGTCGGGGCAAACCTCCGGCTGCATCCCAAGCGCCTGCCCGCTGGCGTGGGCGTCAACGCAGTCAACCTGCGCCCGGGTTCATCTGACCTGCGCGGCTGGAAGTCTGCCGACGTCACGGTCACGACCGGGGGTGCAACGCCCCTGATCAGCCTGTACCGGATGAACAGATCGGTTGCCAGCGACACGGGAGACTTCATTCAGTGGTCAACCGATGTCGATGTGGCCCGATCGCTGATCGGCAACGACTCCACGGAGGAGATCTACTACACCGGAGACGGGGCCCCGAAGCGCACGGACAACTCGATCGGGCTGCCGGCTGCACCCGGCCCGGCCGCCTGGCGCTACCTCGGGATCCCAAAGCCAACGGTCGGCATGAGCGCGGTGGTCCTGGTGGCAGGGTCTGGCACGACCAACGAGACGCGGTTCTACGTCGACGCGTTCGTCAACTCGCAGGGCAGGGAGAGCGCGCCAGGCATCGCCACCAAGCTGACCTGCCTGATCGGCAGCACGGCCACGCTGAGCGCTTTCGACACGGTGCCAAGCGGATACCCGGATGTCACGCTGCGGCGCATCTACGTCTCGACTGATGGCGGCGCATACCTCCGGGTGGCGGAGATCTCGGCATCCCTGACCACGACGCCGGACTCCCTGACTCGAGGATCAGTCCTGCAGAGCGGCGGCGACGTCAGCAAGCCGGCCTGGGAGGTTCCCGTGGCCACGCTGAAGGGTCTGACACCGCTGTGGAACGGGATGATCGGCGGGTTCTTCGGCAAGACCTACACGGTCTGCGAGCCCAACAAGCCGTGGGCCTGGCCGGTGGAGTACCAGGAGACGATCCAGGAAAACATCGTCGGCACCGGGCGGTGGCTGCAGAACTGGCTGATCCTGACCACGTCGAACCCGTTCATCGTGACTGGCGGATCTCCGCTGGCCATGACGAACCAGCCGCTTGCCTTCCCCCAGGCCTGCGTTTCCAAGCGCTCGATCGTCAGCCGCGGGGATGGAGTGGTCTGGGCCAGCCCGAACGGGTTGTGCTTTGTGGGGCAGGGCGGATCCAGGATCTGCACAGAAGGCCTCATGAGCCCTGAGCAGTGGCAGGCCCTGGTGCCGTCCACCATCATCGGCGCCAGATTCGAGCGCTTCTATCTCGGGTTCTACAACGATGGGACGCCCAAGGGATTCCTGATCGACCCGATCAACCCGACCGGGATCATCTTTCTGACGCAGGGTGCGCAGGGCGTCTTCTACGACCCAGTCGGGGACAGGCTCTACCTGCAGGACACCGGCAACGTCATCCGGCGGTGGAACTACCCGACCGGGACATCGCTGCCGGTCACGTTCAAGACTGGGATCTATCGGCACTCCTACGAGACGAATGCCGGCTACGCGCTGATCATTGCCGACCAGCCGACCTCGGTGGCCTTCCTGATGTGGGCCAACCTGCTGCAGTCGGACGGGACCTACAACCTGACGCTGATCGTGAACAAGACTGTCACGACGGGCGAGCCGTTCGCGCTTCCGAGCGGGTATCTGTCGCGAGACTTTCAGGTGCAGATCACGACCTCGAGCCCGATCCAGGGCCTGATGCTGGCCGAGAGCCCTGACGACTTCCTCTGATGGCCAAGATCCCGGACATCCCCAGCACAGAGGACGTGCCGGTAGGGTCGCTGACGTGGCTGAAGAACTGGCTTGATCTCATCCGGCTGTGGGTGCAGTCCAGGGATCCGCAGAACACTCTAGTCGGGGATCCGCTCGACAAGTTCACCACGCGCAGCGAGCTGGTGAGCCTGGGCCTGATGGCGCGCGGGACGGACGGGACCTTTCAGGTCGGATCCGCTGGCGGCGGCACGACAACGATCATCACTTCTGGCGGCGGGACTGGAACCGGGTCGACCTACACCCCGGACCTGACGCCCCCTCCGTCTCCGACAGGCCTGGCGGTGGCGCCCGGTATCGCGTTCATCAACATCACGATCGATGCGCCGACCTACACGCAAGGGCATGGCAACGGGCGCACGCTAATCTACGGGGCGATCTGGGTGACGGGGGCCGCGGAGCCCACGTTTGCGGACACCAGGACCAAGCTGATCGACTCCATGCCGTCGACAGACACGATCTGTTCGCATGCAACGGAGCCGAATACCCGCTGGTGCATCTGGGCTGTCTTTGAAACGGTGGATGGGGTCAACGGGATTGCGTCCGGCCACATTGCCGGAGGAACCCACGGGGTCCAGGCCACGACGGGCCAGGACGTCACGGCGCTGCTGGCGATCCTGACCGGGCAGATCCAGGCCAGCCAGCTCTACTCGGGGCTGAGTTCGAGGATTGACCTTGTCGACGCGGCATCCGGCGCAATCGGGAGTGTGAACTACCGGATTGCACAGAGCGCAGCCACGCTCACCAGCTCGTACACGGCCGCCGACAGCGCAACCCTGGCCAGCGCGAACACCTACGTCGGCACCTACGCCTACTCAAAGTCAACGGTCGATGGCGCCCTGACGGCCCAGTTCTCGAGCCTGACGGCCAACTACATCAACGCCGACACGGCGGCGGTTGCCAGCGCTGCTGCCTACACCAACACCTATGCCTACTCGCTGAGCAGCGGCACGGCTCTGGCGGGTAGCGTTTCGACCCTGACCGCCAGGTCGACGCGGGTGGTCAACTACAGGGTGCAGGCCAAGGGCTATCTGTCATCCGTTGGAGAGTCAACGCTCAGAGCCGAGGACGGATCCCTGCTGATGGGCGGATCCCGGTCCTACAACCTAGTGGTACTGAACGGCAGTACCGGAGCCGTCGAAAGCACGCAGTTCTATGACGTGACCGGGGCGGGTGCCTTCTCATCGGGCCGAAGCGCTGCAACGCTGGCCACTGACCTCAACGCGATCGACGCAACAAAGGTGGTCATCGTCTTCACGCAAGATGAGCCGCTGACGAACCTGACATCCAGCAGCCTGCTGGCCGCACTGAAGCGGTGCGGCGCCACCCAGTCGACCCTGGACCGCATCAAATACCGAGGCGCGTACATCCTGGTCGGAGTGCCAGGAACTGGAGAGGGATCCGGCATCGAGCGCTATGCCGGCGACGTGGACAGTTCAACGGCGGCATGGGTCGACCTCGCGCTGCAGCTGGTCAATGGACGCCCGGTTGGAATGGCCGGACAGCCTGCAGTGGCCCAGATGCAGATCTCGCTGCAAGCCGAGGGCACGGCTCGAGCTGGAGCTGACGGCCAGTTGTTCGCGCAGTACACAGTCAAGATCGACTCCAACGGGACCGTGACGGGCTACGGCCTTGCGTCGGATTCAACGAGCACGGCCGGGCAACGCAGTTCGTTCGCGGTCCGGGCCGATCAGTTCTATGTGGCGCCTGCTACGACGTTCTCGCAGGAGTCAGCGCCAGCAGGGACATCGGTCGGGCAACTCTGGTTCCGACCCAGCACCCAGGTTACGACGACCTGGAACGGATCTTCCTGGCAGCCGTACACCACCAGCTTCCCGTTCATCGTCCAGACGGTTCCGACCACGATCAACGGCCAGGCCGTGCCGGCAGGGACCTACATCGACACGGCGATGATCCGTGACGGCACGATCGTCAACGCGAAGATCGGAAACGCCACGATCGATGACGCCAAGATCGCCACGCTCAGCGCGACCAAGATCACCGCGGGCTCGATGCAGGTTGGCTCCTACATCCAGTCGACCGGGTTCACCTCAGGGTCTGTGGGCTGGAAGATCTCTGCGGACGGGAATGCAGAGTTCAACAATGGCGTCTTTCGAGGGTCCTTGTCGGCCGCGACCGGGACGTTTTCCGGGGCGCTGTCTGGTGCCACCGGGACATTCGCGGGATCCTTGTCCGGTGCGACCGGGACATTCTCCGGAAGCCTGTCGGCAGCAAGCGGCTCATTCACGGGTCAGGTCACAGCCACCTCAGGCGCCATCGGCGGAATCACGATCGGCGCGCACGCGCTGCAGTCCAGCAACTTTGTGTCTGGATCTTCAGGCTTCCAGGTCACTGACACCGGGGCGGCCGAGTTCTTCTCAGTCACGATCAGACAGCCAGTGATCGATGCGTTCGTGACCACGATTACGGGTGGCGACATCTCGATCCTTGGTGGTGGCGCAAACCCATACGGAGCAGCGGTCTACGGGACAAGGTCTGTCTCCGTTGTGTCCGGCGGCAGGGCTCCGTTTGAGTACTTCTGGGTGGTAGACAACGGCGGCACATTGCTTGGAACTGGTGGCGCCATGTTTGGCAATCTGAGCCAGGTCTATCCGCGAACTGCATCAAATGCGTCATCCATTCAGATCGGCGGATGGGGTGACGGGTGGATCAACCAGGCCCGCGTTGCCTGCTTTGTCAAAGACGCCAACGGCAGGGTGAGCTACAGCACCATCCATGTAGCCGCTCAGCACGATCTGAACGCAGGCGGCGGCGGCGGCGGAGATGGCGGGTCAATTTGACCGCACTCATGAAACACAAGGGAGCCTGATATGAGTATCGGAGATATCTTTAAGAAAGCAACTTCAGGGCTTGCATCAGGCCTCACAGATCTGCTATTCGGCACTCCCGCACAAGCCGACACCAGTGGGATCAATGCAGCCGCTGTCAGCAACTCTGCAATCGCTGGGCGCCAGCAGGATCTTGCCGAGAAGCAGTACGCCGATAGCAAGAGCATCCTGGACCAGTACCTGCCAATCTACAAACAGCAGTTGCAGCAATCCATTGATGCTCAGAAAACCGCCACTGACCAAAGCCAAAGCCAGTGGGATTCGTACACCAAGAATTTCCAGCCGGTCGAGACACAGCTCGCGCAGAAGTCGCTTGACTATTCCAACCCTGCCAGGGCTGAGGCCGAGGCAGCCAGGGCGGCTGGTGACACCACGGCGCAGTTCGACCAGGCGCGTGCCGACACCACCACTCAGTTATCTGCGGCCGGCGCAAGCCCCGAAAAGATCGCAGCGCTTGAGGCCGCCGGCCGGCTGAACGAGGCCAAGGCTGTCGGCGGCGCGGAGAGCGGAGCCAGGCGGGACACCGAGAGCAAGGCGATGGCCTACCTGGACAACGCGGCCCGCTTCGGCCGCAACATGCCGTCCACCGGCATTGCCTCGGCGCAGCTGGCCAACCAAGACGGCTCTCGGGCTGCCAACACTATTGGAAACATTCAGTCTTCAGTGGCGGCGCCTGCGGCTGCAGCAGCACCGCTGTTTCAGAACGCAGTCACTGCCAACAACTCGGCGGGAAATCTGTTCAACGCCCAGGCTGGACTGCAGCAGACGGCATCGACAGCCCAATACAACGCCAATATCGGCAATGCGATGGCGGCAGCCCAGATGTATGCAAGCTATGGAAGCTCCAAGAAGCTCAAGAACCGCAAAGGAAAAACTGACGGCCGCAAAGCATCCGATGCGATCGAGGCCAGCCCCTCCGAGAAGTGGTCCTACAAGGCGGGCCTCGGAGATGGAAACACCAAGGATCGTACCGGCCCCATGGCGGAAGACCTAGCAAAAGTGGCCCCCGAGGTCAGCGATGGTGAGACTGTCGACGGAATTTCGATGCTGGGTTTGCATCATGCTTCGCTTGGCGACCACAACAAGCGCATCGCACGCCTAGAGCGAGCGGCTTCTCTTTCTGACGCGGAGGTCTGAGCCATGCCCATCAACGGAATTGGATCCCTGGCTGATGTCGTCGACGGCTACCAGCGTGGCGTGGAATGGAAACAGCAGCAGGTGCAGCAGGAGCGCGCCCGCCAACTGCAGATGCTGGACGACGAGGCCAACAAGGCCGCTGCTGCGCCACTCGTTGCAGACCAGCAGCGCCACATCCAAGCCGGAGGGGATCCGGCTGCCTACAGGCCCAGCGACTCCGCCATGCTTGAGGGCGCTGAAGCCCGAGGTATGACGTATGCCAAGGGCGGTAACTGGGATGGCTTTTTCAAGAACGAGGCGCTTGTACAGAGCCAGCGTCAGCGTGTTCGGGCAAATGCGTATCAGCAGTTCCAGGCCGACAAAGACGTTGGTAACCTGATGAAGAACGTGTATCCCACGATCTTCAACGGCAAAAAGATCACTGGGATTGAGGACTTGCCTGGAGGCGCTGCAGATGCGCCAAAGGGTGCCCCTTCCGGTGACCCAATGATGCGTGTGACGCTAAGCGACGGGTCCGTTCAGCTCATCCGACCAGCCGACGCAGTGGATCGTGTGAAGCGGCTTCTCATCGACCCGCAGGCGCAGGCCGAGCAAGACGCAAAGCTCAGTTTTCTGGCGGCTCAGGAGCGCATCAAGGGCGACGAGGCGCGCAAGACCGAAGGCACCAAGGGCGAGCAGGCCCGCAAGACCGAGGGCGTCAAGCATGCTGGGGCGCTCGAGATCGCTGGCATCCAGGGCGAGAGGGCCCGGGATGTGGCCAAGATTGGCGCCGACGCCACGCTGGGCTCCGCAAACATCCATGCCGGTGCCACCACCCAGGCAGCCAAGATTGGCGCCGATGGCCGGATCGCAGTGGCCGAGGCCAGGGCCGAAGCCAAGAACGACCCAGACAGCCCCGCCGCTGCGAAGTCATGGAAAGACTTGGCAATCGAGAACTACGGCCAAGTGTCTGGTGGGTTGTTTGGCAGTAAGCGCATGGGCGGCCAGTCAATGGTCGACCTTTCCTCAACGGCGCAGCGCATTCACGAAGCTAACAAGGGCAAGCTGACGCGGCTCCAGGCGCTCGACCAGGCTGCCAAGTTCCTCAAGCTCAAGAGCCCCCCGATCGGCCTGGATGCCGTGAACGCCACAGCAGGAGAAGAATGACATGGCAGACGGCGTCATCATCCCCGACGACCTGAAGCCTCTGGCGGGAAAGTACGGCGATGCGCGCACCGACATCGTCATCCCCGACGACATCAAGGAGCTGGCCGGCAAGTACGCCCCGCCTCCTCCCCCTCCGCCCAAGCCGCCCGGCATGCTGTCGCGCGCCGCATCCTCGCTGGCGACCCTGGCCGATGCAGTCCCCGAGCCGCGCCCGGTTGGTCAGCGCAGGGGTGGCATGCGCGCCGAGGTGCAGCCCTACGTTGCTCCGGATGCCCCTCCGGTGGGCCTGGCTGCAGCCGGCGCAGCCCCGCGCCCGGCCGCACCTTCGGATCCCTCGAGCGCGCTGTCCGACATCGACTGGCAGGCCACGACCGCTCCGGCGCAGATTCAGACTGCACCGGGGTCTGTCCTTGACCGGCCGGCGGATCCGAACCTTTCATTCAAGGATGCGAGCGCGCAGCAACTGGCCACCAACGCTCGAGTCCAGCAGGCCAAGGCTGACAACGCTGCGGACACCAAGATCGGCCCGATCCCCAAGACGCTGGCCGACAACATCCAGAGCCCGGTGGGTCAGGGCCTGGCTGATCTCGCGATCGCCTACGGCCAGTCCTTCCCTGAGACGCTGAAGCTTGGCGCCGACATCCAGCAGATGGTGACGCTTGGAGAAACCAAGCCGATGAGCGATGCCCTGAAGGCGCATAGCGAGTCGATGCGCGGCAAGCTTTCCTCCGACGTGCTGCGCCAGGCGTCGGAGTTTCAGGATCTGCTGAGCGACAGCCGAGTGAATGCCGCGACGGTAGGCGGGTACCTCATCAAGCACCCACTGTTCACCGCCACTTTGGTCCTTCCATCGATTGGTTCGATGGGGGTTGGATACGGATCCGCAAAGCTTGGATCAACCCTCATGGAGCGCGCAGCCTCAAGGGCTGGAGCAAGCGCTGCGGAGATAGCAACCGCTGCCCGGCGAGGCGCCATCGTCGGATCCAACGTCGGCAATGCCGCGATGAACGCGGGCAGCAACTACGACGAGACGAACGGAAGCCCGCTGCAAAAACTGCTGTCGGCTGCAGGAGCGGCAGCCGGAACCATGGCGGTCGGCCACCTGACTGAAGGCGGAGTCGCTGCGCAGCTCGCGCACAACGGCGATCGTCCGATGTCAATGAACCCGGTGGCTGATATCGCCGGGCGGGTCGGCAAGGCCGTGGGTCGGGAAGCGGCACAGGAGGGCGGCGAGCAGCTAAGCCAGGACTCCAGCCAGGCCGTGGCCGAGGGCAAGCCGCTGGATGCGAACACCCTACTGAAAAGTGCAACGGCCGCGGCGATCCAAGGCGGCGTCATGGGTGGCATGGCCTCCCCGGGCATCGGGCGAGGCGTCGGCATTCCGATGGATGGCCTGCACGCAGCCATCGACGAAGCCGGCCGCCGGGCAGGCATGGGCCCGAAAGCCACGCAGGCTCTGCGCGAAGCCGTCATGAACATGGAGCCGGATCAGGCCATCCCATTCGTGGAGCGTGCGCTTGGGCACATGGAGCGGTCCGGTCTGGCCAAGCGACCCGGCGCCGTCACTACGTTCAAGGCCGAGGTCCAGAAGGTGGCCGACGAGCGGGCGCAGGCCAATCCCGCGGCCGCAGCGCCTGGCGCTTCGACGGCCAGCACCGATGACTACACCGGCCTGGACACGCCGAGCACCATCCCGCAGATCACCACGCCGGTCGACGAAGCCGCGCATGCCGCAGCCACCAGCCCGACGAACGGACGGCCGGAGCCGACTGACGCGCAGAAAGAGGCCGGCAACTACGCCAAGGGCCACACGCGAATCGGCGGCATGGACATTGCCATCGAGAACCCGCAGGGCTCTGTGCGCCGCGGCGTGGATTCCGATGGCACGCCGTGGGAGTCGACCGTGGCCGCGCACTACGGCTACGTCAAGGGGACGCTGGCCGGCGACGGCGACCATTCGGACGTCTTCATCAAGCCTGGCACACCGGCCGACTACATCGGCCCGGTGTTCGTCATCGACCAGATGGATCCGAAGACGGGCAAGTTCGACGAGCACAAGAGCGTGCTTGGCGCCAGCACCGAGGATGAGGCGCGGCGCCTGTATCTGGCCAACTACGACGCCACCGGACCGAAACGGATCGGCGCGATCACTCAGGTTCCGCTCCCGGCTTTCAAGAGCTGGGTCAAGGACGGCACGAAGCGCAAGCCACTGGGAGACGTGAGTGAGTACAAGCCTGACCTACACGATTCTGACTCCCAACCTGCTGGATCTGGTGATGAACCAGCACCTGCTTCTGTGGGAGGCAGCCTGGCTGATGGACGAGTGGCTCCTGACTCCGGAAAACCAGAGCAGGGAGCTGCCCCAAGCCCTGTACGAGGCAGCGAGCAAGCTGCACCTGCTGAGCCTGGAAGCCAGCGAGACAAGGCACTGAATGACCTGAGCGCCGGCCTCAAGGAGCTGGGTGGCGTTCTTCAACCGAAAGCAGTGGCACCGGAGCAGGGCCCAAACACGCAACCCCAAGGCGCCCAATCGCCGGCTGCCACTGCCCCTACCAATGCACCAGACACCACCGGAACCGAAACCAAAGCGCCCGAAGCCGCGGCAGGAAAAGCGCAAGCGCCGACAGGAGCTGCAGGAGCAGCAGGATCCGCAGCGGCTGATACCGGAGCCCGACCCGCTCCCGTGGAAGCCGGAGGGGTAAAGCCGGCGCCCGAAGTGGGCGAGGTCTACACCATCGACGGCAAGCCGCACACGGTATTCCGGGTTTCCAAGAACAGCGTGACGTTCAAGACCGGGCAAGGCCAGCGCGCGGTGATGTTCAAGTCCGATGCGTGGAAGCAGGCCGCCAAGGTCGAGCCGACCGCTCCGGCCGCGCCAAAGGTCTACAAGCTCCGCAGCCAGGCCGAGAAAGCCCGCGACGAGCTGGGCAACACGCACCGGATGCGCAAGGTCCAGGGCGGCTACATCCTGCGCCCGTCCACCGAGAAGGAGCAAGCCGCGGCCGCGCGCAACGGTCAGCGCCTGGCCGGCGGCAGCAGCCCGGATGTCGACAAGGATTCCATGCTGACGGCGATTGCCAAGCTGGGTGGCCTGCACATCGACGAGAAGCCGGACACCATTGGCGAGGGCAACAAGAACGTCGGCGGCAAGATGCTGTTCACCAAGAACGGCATGCGCCTGGACGAAATGGCCAACGGCGCATTGAGCGAGTTCGGCTACATCCCGGCAGACCACCGAGGCGACCCGACGAACTGGCTGCGCAGCGCCATCCGTGACGAGTTCATGGGCGGCACCAAGCACCACAGCGACCAGGGTGTCGGCTGGATGGAGTCACGATCAGGCCAAGCAGAGAGCCTGAGCGATGAGGAAATCCAGGCCCGCCGGGATGACTACGAGCGCCAGCAAGAGGAAGCGCTGTCCGACTTCACCCCCGACGAGCTGGACGAGGTTGGCTACACTGCCGGCTCGCCTGCGGCACAAGCCCTGACCGAGCAGATGCTGCGCGATGCAGAGGCGGCCGGGATCGACACCGAGACTCTGCGCGATGATGTCGTCAGGGCCACCGAAGGACTATCGAACGATGAGTACCACGCCCAACTCCAAGCCGCCCTCGCTGAAGCTCTCGCCCAGAACGGCCGCGCTGGCTCAAACAATGAGCCCCAAGGATCGCGAGCAAGCGCTGAAGATCACGGCCAAGCTGCTGGCAATCAGAGCCAGAAAGAAGGCCGCGGCGAACAAGCCGTAGACGCCCCGGCGCTGGACCTCGAGGCCCAGACGCCAGCCGACCTGAAGGACAAGGCAGACCGCGAGGAAGCAGCTACCAAGGCCGAGCGCGCCAAGAAGGCCGCCGAGCAAGAGCGACTTCGCAAGGAAGCCGAGGCCCGGGACCTGAAGGCCCGCGCCGATCAAACGGTCGACGATTTTCAGCTGGGCCAGGATGCAGACCAGCAGATGAGCGGCATGGGCAGCCTGTTCGATGAGCCGGCTGCCGCTCCGACACCAGCGCCAGCAATCTCGCCACAGCCTGGCGAAATTCCCGCCAACGTCAAGTCCCGCCTGAAAGCGGCGCTCGAATACCTGCAGGGCATCCGTGAGGAGGTAGACCGCGTCAAGAAGGTTGGCGGCTCGCAGGATGTGCGTGTCACCTGGGAGAAGTACGCGACTCAGGTGGCCAACACCGAGGAGCGGGTCGACCAGATGGAGGCCAAGGCCAAGGAGCTGGGCGTGGACATCGCGCCCGCCGTGGCTGAACTTGGTGGCAGGCCTACGTTCGATGATGTTCGTTCGGCCACCGCCAACCACCCAGATGCAGCGCAGCCAGACTCATACGGCGAGGAGCCGACTTTCACCGAGGCTCAGGCCCGCAAGCAGATCGAATGGCGCGACTTGGGCCAAAAGGACGGCACCAAGACCCATGCGATGTTTTTCTACACGCGGCCCGCTGACAAGGGCACCGGCCGCGCCATGGGCTACGGCAACGTGCAGCTGTTCCAGCGCTCATCCGGGTGGAAGGTTGACGGCGAAGGAAATACCATCCCGTCACTGGCCGATGCCAAGAAGGCAGCAATCGACGCGGCCATCCCGAAGTTGCGCGAGCAGGGGTGGATCTCCGCCGCCAACGAGTCCACCGCCAGGACCAATATCGATGCCAGCAACACCAACGAGGGCCGAGGCAGGCCTGAAGAACTGATCGCGCTGCGCAAACGGCAGTCCATTCTCAAGTCACTGATGGAGTGCCTGCAATCATGAGTGCCCAAGGAAACCTTGACTGGATCGCTGCGAAGGTTGGCGACATCGAGCGCCAGATGCGCAAGGACCAGGACAAGCGGCTCGAGGCTTTCACCTCGCTGCTGTCGTCCATCGAATCGAGCCTGGCCGACGTGGTGCAGAACATCGAGAGCGGCAAGGGCGATGAGGCCATCAAGTCCATGGCCGAGGCGATCGGCAAGCTGCAGATCCCCGCGCCTCAGATCAACGTCAACGTGAGCCCGACGCCGATCACGGTATCGGCCGCCGAGCAGCCCCCACCGCAGGTCAACGTGCAGGTCAGCCCGACGCCAGTGACCATCGAAAACAAGGTGCCCCAATCCCCGGCGCCCGTTGTGAACATCGTCGCGCCTCAGATGGATGTCGATGCCGTTTGGGAGTTGCGCATCCCAGGCGTTGGATTCCGGGCTGAAGACCGGGTCGTCACGATCAAGCGCATCTCCAACAAACTGAAACCCTGAAAGGTAAATCATGGCGAAATGGGCAAACATCACAGTCCTCGACGGCGGATCGGACTCGATTCGCACTCTGGCCGGAACAGCAGCGCGCGTGAAGATGCACGTCATCAAGGCCTACACCGCAGGCGATGCCTACGCGACGGTGGTCACGACGAACAGTTGCGGCAGCGTCGACCTGGTTGCTGGCGACCTGGTTCAGTCTGGTGCCGCAGGTGCTGCGAGGGTCACGACGGTCGGTGCCAAGAGCATCTCGCTGACAGCATCCAGCGGCGCCACGCCGAACCTGCACATCGCAATCGTCGACTCGACTGGCAGCTCCGTGCTGCTGGTCACGGATGAGACGTCGGATCAGGTGCTGACCTCTGGCGGATCGTTCAGCTTGCCGAGCTGGACCTACACCGTCAGTCAGCCGGTGTAAGCGATGGCCGAGTCATTCGTAGGCGTTGCGCCAGACGGATCCGGCAAGGCGGTCGATGCCTTCACCGTCACGAACCCAAACACAGGAGTCCTGCAGTACCGGCAGACCACCGTCATCGGGGATCCGTTGCAGGCCGGGCAGGTTGCCGGGGTCAGCAACGGCGCTCTGAGTGTTTCTGATGCGCCTACTGCAGAGGGAGAGGAGGGCGATGAACTTCTGAAACTCATCCTCATCGAGATCCGCATCTTGAACCATCTGATTGCTTCCGAGTTCCGTGTGCGCGAAGACATCGTCGCACTTCGTTCCGATCCCACCATCTCTCAAACCTAAGGAAAAACCATGCTCATCCAAGCGCAAGCGGGCAACCTGCCCAACCAGTCCAACAAAAGCGGACAGAACAGCGTCAGTCAAGGCTGGCTGAATGAGGCGCTCGTCTCGGAGATCCTGCCGCCTTACAGCACGCTGAATCAGAACGCATTCGTCTTCACCGCGTTTGTCAACGGTGTGACTCTGGCGGCCACGCATGCCAGTCCACTGACTGCCGGCACGGGGACTCCGATCCTGTCGATTTACAACCCTGCCAACAGCGGCCGGAACATCCACTTGCTCCGTTCCAAGTCCACGACGACCAGCGGCACCCCTGGCGGCCCGCTGCTGTGGAATGTCATCCCGAACCCGGCCAACATCACGGCGGCGTCTTCGGTTCCGTCCTCGAACATCATCGGCGGCGCAGCCGCTTCGGTGGCCAAGCTGTGGGTGAACACTGCCACCACCGGCAGCACGGTCGGCACGCCATTCCGTGTGCTTGGCGGTCCCGCTGCCGTCGCCGCGGGTGCTGGCCTCTACAACTTCGAAGAGGAGCACAAGGGCGACATCATCATCCCGCCGGGCTCGATGCTGGCGCTGGCGGCCACCGCCGCGGGCACGACACACATTGTGTCGGCTTGGACGACCTGGGCTGAACTGCCGATCTAATCTTCGGCGCTCGTCTAAGTCATGCTGCTTTCGCTGCGGTCCCTGGTAGAGACACCAGTAAACAGTGTCTCTGGGACCGTAGCAAATGCAGCCAGCGCCACCCTCGTTGATGTTCTAGCAGGTACACAGGCAAATGTCGGTGTTGTCGATGGCGCTACCACCTCGACGACCTTAGATGCGGTAGCAGGGACCCAGCTCTACATCGGCGTTGTTGCGGCGGCCACATCCGCCACAGCTCTTTCCACGGTAGCTGGTGCGCAGACCATCATCGGGGTGGTTGCAGCAGCCACCACTGCCACAGCGCTTTCGACGGTCGCTGGCACGCAAGGCCTGGCCGGCACCGTTGCAGCAGCGGTTTCCGCCACGACTCTTTCGACACTGGCGGGGACTCAGGCGGGGATTGCCACCGTCGCATCCGAGGTATCTGCAACGGCGCTGTCCACCCTGGCTGGCGCTCAGACCTACGTCGGTGCAGTAGCTTCTGCCACTTCGGCCATAAGCCTCTCGACGGCCGCCGGCACACAGACCTACGCGGGCGCCGTTGCATCGGCTGTCACTGCAACAGCCCTGAGCACGCCAGCAGGGGCAGGGGCGGGGAGCGCAGCAGTCGCTCCCGCGCAGAGCGACACGCAGCTTTCGACGGTCGCCGGCACTCAGGCCAATGTCGGATCAGTTGCTGGCGCTGCGTCCTCGACAACGACCAGCACCCCAGCCGGCACCCAGGCCTACGCCGGCAGCATTGCTGCGGCGTCTTCGGCAACCGTACTTTCAACGGTCGCGGGCACTTTCAGCTCGTCACCCAGCGCGGCAGTCGACAGCCTCTCGAGCTCTACCGCCGTGGATTCTGTGGCGGGGACTCAGTCCTACGTTGGGTCCGTCGACTCCGCCGTCAGCGCCACGATCCTGAGCCTTGTCACCGTGCCGGGTGGAGATCCGATCCAGCAGCAGGTCTTCTACGCCGATGACGACACCCCGCTGAATCGCCTGGATGACCTGATCGATGACGAAGCGTTTCACATCGCGCTTGCCACAATCATGAGTGGAGTTCTATGCCAAGTCTGACCACTTGCGTTAAACGCGCCGGCTCTGCCCTCTCAGCCGAGGACAAGAACGCCATCCTCGAGCGCTCCAGAGCCCTACGCAGCGAGGGCCTGGACGCACAAGAGGCCGCGCTCAAGGCCGTGCGTGAGCAGTTGTCTGCCGTGCAGTCCTTGCTTGGCATCGCTCCGCAAGACGACCAGGCGCCTGCATCCCTGCCCGCGACCAAGGCGGCATCCGGGGACAGCGAGGAGGTCAAGAAGGCCAAGGCCGATCTGGCGGCAGGCCTGGGCGACCTGGCGGCACTGTTCAGCAAGTCGGCCCGGTCCAACATCGTGCCCGAGGAGGAGCAGCGCCTCCTGCCGATCCTGACCAAGGTGTTCGATGCGGCTTTCCGGCTGGGATACCTGAAGTTCAAGGACGCATCCAAGTTCGTGCTCGACCAGATTCGCGGCGCGTTGGGCAACGAGGCGGCGGATGCCATCACCATCGATCATTTGGCCGGCGCTTATATCGGCATGGCGGGTCGGTACAAAGACCAAGGCGCCAGCACAAGGAAGGAAGTTGTCTCGGTTGAGGACAAGGCGGAGATCGAGTCCCACCAGCCCGAGGCGGATAATTCACCCCAGGAGCCCGACCATGTACCAGACACCCCAGCCGCTCTGGAACGAGATCGCCAAGACGCAGGAGCTGAAGACGCCCCTGTGGCGGGAGATGTTCAAGGCGACCAATCCTCAGGAAGCGCTCCAGCCCCTGGAGGATCAGCTTCAAGCGCGCGGAGCGGACGCCCGAGTGATCCGAGCGTTCCTCCTCGTCGACCCCCTCCTCAAGGAGAATCTGGCGATCAGCCGGTTCATCGAGGCGACGGGGCGGGACAGCCTTCGCTCTGGGCTCCCCGAGATCCTGACGGTAAACGAAGCGACGACCCTGGCATCCCAGGAGTTTCGCCTGAAACCCTCTCAGCAGAAGATGTTGCAGACGCTGCTGAAGGCGGAATGGACGATGCCGCCAAGCGCAGCGCCCAGCGAGAAGCCGACAAACTCCCAGTAAAGCAGGGCGACCTCGCCAACATCCGGGCCACGCTGCCCTACCTGCTGCCCGGCCAGCAGGAGGATGTTCACTTTGCGGAGCAGCGGCTGTCAAAGCCTGATGGCTACGGCGTGCTGTTCACTAACGGCACTGGCACGGGCAAAACTTTCCTCGCGCTTGGAATCGTCAAGCGCCATGACCGCCAGGGCAAGACCAACACCCTGATCCTGGTGCCGGACGGCAAGATCATGTCCGACTGGGTCGACTCCGGCCGGGCGCTGGGCCTGACGCTGACGCCGCTGGAGGACACCAAGGACGCCGGCCGCGGCATCACCATCACGACCTACGCCAACGCGGGCGACAACGACTCGCTGGCCACCCGGGCGTGGGATCTGGTTGTCCCCGACGAGGCCCACGGCCTGATGCAGTCGGCTGACGGCGGAATGACCAAGGCCCTCGAGGTGGTGCGTGCCATCACGCTGCATCCGGATGGCAAGTACCAGCGCTTCGACATGCTGCACCGCCCCGAGATCGAGCGGCGCACGGAGCTGGGCAAGCAGATCGATGCGAACAACAAGCTTGCCAGCAAGGACGACACCATGGATGTCATGGTGGATTCGCTGCGCAAGGAGAACGCCAGGCTCCAGGCCGAGTGGAATGCTCTGAACGCCAAGCTCGAGGCCGACAAGGCGCGGATCTTCAAGCACGTCGAGGACAACCAGGGCGCCGCGCGCCCACGCCTGGCTGCGCTGTCTGCCACCCCGTTCGCCTATGTGCCGACGATCGAATGGGCGCAGGGGTACGTCTTCGACTACGGCCCCGAGCCCAAGGACCGCGGCTACAACACGCCGAGTGCGAGCCAGCAGTTCTTCATGCAGCACTTCGGCTACCGGATGCGCTACGGCAAGCTCACCAAGCCGGAGGCAGCGGTCGACAGCGGGTTGCTCGAGCGCCAGTTCAACACCTGGCTGAAGAAGTCCGGCTCGCTGTCCGGCCGGATGCTGGACGTTCATGCCGACTACGACCGGCGGTTTATCCTGGCCGAGAGCAAGGTTGGCAACGAGATCGACCGGGCCCGAGAGTGGATCCGCGAGCAGGCCAAGGCGCTGGACGAGCAGCACAAGAAGGAAGACAAGGAGACGGCGCACAACGGATTCAGCTTCCTGATGGCCGATCTGGCGAACAATTTCGAGGGCCCGCTTGCCCACCTGATGCGCCGCTACCTGCTGGAGGCGATCAAGGCCAAGGAGGTCATTCCGCACGTCCGGCAGCACCTGGCCATGGGCCGCAAGGTGGTGGTGTTCCACGACTTCAAGCAAGGCGGATCCACCAACCCGTTCCGGTTCACCCCGCGCACTGCGCCGGGCCCAGGCAGTGAACAGGTCGACGTGCCGGCGGCGCGCGAGGCCTACAACCAGGCGGCCAATGCGTTCAACAAGGAATTTCCGGACCTTGCCGGCGACCAGCTTCTGGCCGACCTGATCTCCCCGGTGGCGAGGTTCGTGCGCGAGTTCCCCGATGTCCTGCTGATCAATGGCGACCAGAAGAAGTCCGACCTTTTGGCCCGCTACCGGCGCTTCCAGTCCGATGACAGCGGGCCGATGGTCATGCTGGTGCAGTCGGACAAGAACAAGGGATGGAGCGGCCACGACACCACGGGCAAGCACCAGCGCGTGCTGTTCAACCTGGGCCTGCCGACGCAGCCGACCAAGACCATCCAGACCGAGGGCCGAATCTACCGCACTGGCCAGGCCTCGGATGCGATGTTCCGATACCTGAACACCGGCACCAACTGGGAGCGCTGGGCCTTCGCTTCGACCATCGCAGAGCGCGCCGGCACCGCCGAGAACCTGGGCATGGGCGAGCAGGCCCGCGCCCTGAAGGACGGGTACATCGCGGCTTTCGAGGAGAGCGGCGACTTCCCGGCTGGCCATGAGGGTGAGGGCAAGGGCGGCAAGGAGCGTGACCGCCTGGCCAATTCAGCCATCAGTGAGTACGACCGGGCCAAGGCTTTCTACTGGGCCACCGAGAAGAAGAGCGACCGCACCAAAGCCCGCGAGGGTGCCGACTATTTCGCCACGCCTGAGCCGCTGGGCCTGAAGATGACGCAGTGGCTGAACCTGCGCGGCGGCGAGGCATCGCTCGAGCCGAGCGCCGGGCATGGCGCGATCGCCCGCTGGCTGCCGGACAACACCGTCCGCACCGCCATCGAGCCAAGCACCGAGCTGGGCTCGCGCCTGGCGCTGGTGTTCGACGGCAAGATCATCCGGGGCAATTTCGATGACCTGCACGTCGTCAACAAGTTCGACGGCGTGGCGATGAATCCCCCGTTCGGATCCGATGGGCGCACCGCGGTCGACCACGTTGCCAAGGCAGCTACGCACCTGAACGAGGGCGGGCGCATCGTGGCGCTGATCCCCGAGGGATCCACGAACGAGAAATTCGACAAGTGGTTCTACGAGGAAAGCAAGCGGCCGAGCAAGCCCCTCTACACCCTGGACCGCCTGGGCC